CCGGAGGGTTCTGAGGAGGAGAACGTCTACGGGGGCGCGATGTGGGCAAGAATGCCTATAACCGCTCTTGTTGCAGACGAGCCACTTGAGGAGTGGCCTGAACCTATGGCAGTGCATAACGCGCAACCATGGGATTGTTCCTCTCATAATCATTCTGTTTACGTTTTAGATAGAGCCACACCATGTCCCTGGTTGGCGAAAATAGATGGAGAAATGTACCCCGCAAAGTACTTGTTTACCGTTGATTATGCAGAAAACGAGATTGCAGATGACCCTGCTCAACACAAGCAGAGCCATGTTATGCATTTATTAGATGCAGGAGAATGGACAGGAAATATAGTGGCACTTCCAAATAACCGTGTTAGAGTGACACATCCAGCATGGTTTGAAACAGGACAGGGTGCCCCAGATTTCAAACCGTCTGCACACATTCATTATTCCAAGAGTGACCTTGATTACACTCTGGATGTGAACAAAATTTTTGATAATTTGTATAACGAGGAAGACTGATGGCAACTTCAAATTCACGAGATTTTGATCTGGATGTAGCAGAGCTTGTGGAAGAAGCATATGAACGCTGTGGTCTTCAGGTAAAAACAGGCTATGACGCAAAAACTGCGCGTAGGTCTTTGAACCTAATGTTTGCAGATTGGGCAAATCGTGGGGTAAATCTTTGGACGGTTCAGCTTGGAACACAAGCACTTACCGCAGGAACCACGGAGTACACACTGACATCTGATGTTGTAGATCTGCTTGAGGTGGTTGTTCGTAGAAACAACACAGACTTTCAAGTACAGCGTATCTCAAGATCCGATTATCAAAATCTACCAAACAAAGCCACAACCGGCAGACCGTCGTCTATCTTTGTAGATAAACAAGTTACGCCTAAGATTAATGTTTGGCCCGCCCCAGAAAACAGCACAGATGTACTAAGGTACTATTTCATCCAGCGTATCCAGGACGCTGATGCGGCAATCAATAATTTGGATGCACCATTTAGATTTTTACCCTGTATGGCTGCGGGTCTTGCGTATTACCTGTCAGTCAAGAAAGCACCGGAACGTGTTCAGCTTCTAAAATCCATCTACGAAGAAGAGTTCCAACGTGCTTCTGATGAAGATCAGGACCGAGTGCCTACTCGTCTAACACCTAGCTTGGATTATCTAAGGGTGAACTAATGACTCGTTTTGCGTCAGGATCAAAGGCTTACGGCATATCGGATCGATCAGGATTTCGATACCGTTTGCGTGAGATGCGAAGAGAATGGAACGGCTTGCTAGTAGGGCCTGACGAGTATGAATCAAAACATCCTCAACTAACACCGCCTCGAAACGTAACTGACTCAGAGGCTATTCGTAATCCACGACCAGAAACACACGCGGATACATATTTTGGGTTTAAGCCAGTAGGCGGTCTTAATCTTGAAGCTACCGCGTCAGTTGGCAAAGTAACGGTAACAACGTCATGAGCTTTACATTTACAGAATTGAAAACGGCTATACAGGATTACACTGAAAACTCGGAAACTACTTTCGTAAACAATCTTTCGATTTTCATCAAAAATGCTGAACAGCGTATATTTGAAACTGTACAGTTGGAGTTTTTCAGAAAAAACGTGACCACTAATCTAACGGCTAGCAATAGGTTTCTTGCTATGCCAGACGATTATTTAGCCTCGTATTCGTTGTCTGTTACAACTTCAGGGTCAAAAAACTTTCTTCTTATGAAAGACGTAAACTTTATTGAGGACTATAACCCAAATAGTTCTACCACCGGGGTGCCTGAGTATTATGCTGCTTTTACGTCGGATAATTTTATTTTAGCTCCTACTCCAGATTCAGGTTATCAGGTGGAGCTCCACTACTTTTATCGCCCCACAAGCCTGACTGCCGGTGCTGATTCAGGCACTACTTGGCTGAGTACGAATGCGCCTTTCGCTATGTTGTATGGGTCACTGATTGAAGCATATACATTCATGAAGGGTGAGGCTGACATCATTCAAAACTATGATCAAAAATTCATGCAAGCGATAGCTCGTTTAAAAGACCTTGGTGAAGCCAAACAAACTGGTGATGCATACTACAACGGGTTGTTAAGGAGGCCGAAGTCATAAATGTTTGAAACAAGTTTAGATCTTCCGAAAGACCCTATTGTAAACGTAGTAACAACCAACAACCGTGGGCTCACTGTTGAAGAGGTTGCGGAACATTGTCTCGAAAAGATAGTCAGCGTTGCTGATACCGCGCCTCCAGCTATAAAAGATCAAGCACATGCTTTTAAAGATCAAATCAGACCTATCCTGGTTTTTTACATGCGACAAGCGGTAAAAAGTGATAGAACAACAGTATATAATATTATCCGAGACGCTGGACATCCAGATGTCGCTGAATTTTTAAGGAGACTATAATGTCTATTACTCAAGCCATGTGCACATCATTCAAGGTTGAACTCCTCAAGGGTGTGCATAATTTCACTGCAAGTAGTGGCAATACGTTTAATCTAGCGTTGTACGCGGGTACTCCAAGCCCAGCCTTGGGTGCGGCTACTACCGCCTATCAGACAAACGGTGAAGTTTCTGGTACAGGCTACACCGCAAAAGGTCAGGCTCTTACTTCTGTAACACCAGTTGCGTCTGGTACAACTGCAATTTGTGACTTTGATGACGTAACGTTTTCGTCTTCTACGATCACGGCAAGGGGAGCGTTGATATTTAACGACAGTGCAACTGGTGATCCGGCTGTCTGTGTGCTTGATTTTGGTGCCGATAAATCCTCAACTTCTGGTGATTTCGTAGTTCAGTTCCCCGGCGGTTCTTCTCCAGACTCTAGCAACGCGATTATTAGAATTGCCTAGGAGGTTGTTGTGGCTATTGCCGTCGTAAAAGACCGTGTCAAAGAAACCACAACTACCACTGGTACGGGGACTTTAACGCTTGGCGGAGCCGAAACAGGCTTTCAGTCTTTCTCCGTTATCGGAGATGGAAACAGCACTTATTACTGCATAACAGACGACACAGACTTTGAAGTTGGGATTGGTGTGTACACCGCTTCCGGCACAACTTTGACTCGGGCAACTATACTCGAAAGTTCGAACTCAGGCTCTGCTGTTAACTGGGGCACAGGATCAAAAACTGTCTTTTGCACTAACGCTGCCGAGCGCATGGCAATCAAAGACACAGACGATGCTTTGAACCTAGCGAACGGCAAGCTAACGAACGTTGAGTTAGATTCGTTTCAAGAAAGCATCACGGCAAACACCTCTGCTACAGGCAGTCTTACAGTCGATAACACCATAAACAACCTTGATTTAACCTTAACGGGTAACGTTGATCTTACGCTTCCAAACACAAACGATTTGTCTTCGGGCAGTATTCGAGCACTGACCATCATTGTGCGACAAGACGGAACTGGATCTAGAACATTTGCTATGACTGCCCCGTCAGGTTTTGCTCTCAAGTTTAATAATTCGTCTACACTACCCGCTGTAAATGCTACAGCTAATAAGCGCACAATTTATACGGCGTTGTTGATTAAAGGCGATACAGATATTTACGTTAGTTTATCGTTTTATGAGGCGTAGTGATGACAATTAGATATGATAATTTACATGTTACCATAGAGAGAGGCCAAGCAGCGTCCACAGAAATGCTTTCTTGGCTGACTTCTAGAAATATAAACACAGTTATATTGACTTATACCTCAGAAGATATTGCAGATGCTTTGTATCCACTTTCAACGTGGTTTGTGGATGACAGCGAAAACAAAATCATCTTCGATGCCGCCCCAGTTTTGGTTTTTGATCAAGTTCTTTGGGAGGCTGAAGATGGCTCTGATGCGTATCGAAAAAGAATGTACGTCACTGATGTGGATGATCTTCCCGAAGATTTTTTAACGTTTGTTGAAAAGGTCAGTTAAATGCCCTCGGTTGGAACTGCCACTAGGTACGATCCCTTGTACCCAGGGGCATCTGAAACCTTTAACTCAAGCGGAACATTTAACCTCCCTCCCGGAATACATGTAGTAAATGTCCAATTAACTGGAGCCACTGGTAATTCTGGTGGTGCTGGTAATCCTGGTGCTAGTGGCACGGCGGGTAATCCTGGCACGGCTGGAACAGGTGGTGCCGCAGGGAATGCTGGTGGTGCTGGTAACGCTGGCAACCCAGGTAATTCTGGTAATAACGGTGCCGCAGGAAATGGTGGCGGAGGCGGTGCCGGCAATCCAGGCAATTCCGGCAATCCAGGCAACGCTGGAAAAGGTGGCGGCGGTGGCGGTGGCTACGGAGGCGGCTTTGCCGAAATCAGCACAATCGGTCCTGGTAAAACCATAATTAATGTTAATCAGAATGGTAATGCTGGTGGTGCTGGTGGCTCCGCTTCTGGCGGAGGCACTGGTGGAAATGGTGGAAATGGAGCCGCCGCTACTGCTGCACCCCCGGCTCTAGGTAATTTCCCTAATGCTGGTAACCCAGGCAATGGTGGGAACAACGGTAGCGTAGGCTCTAACGGTAACGCCGGTAACGCAAGTGGCGGTTCTGCTGGTAACCCAGGAACTGCCGGTGCTAACGGTAATCCTGGTACTAATGGCAGTGGTGCTAATCCTGGAGGTGCCGGTGGTTCTGGGAATCCTGGTAGCGATGGAAACACTGGAACTGCCGGTAGCGATGGTAATGCTGGTGCTGATGGTAACACAGGTGGCACAACCTCTTTTGTTGGAAACGCAAACAATTTAAGTGCCGCTGGAGGTGCTGGTGGAAATGGAGGTGCCGCAGGAACAGGGGGTGCCGCTGGTGCCGCAGGAACAGGCAATCCCGGGGCAGACGGTAATCCTGGGAACTCGGGCACCAATGGTAGTGCTGGCACTGGTGGTAGCGCAGGAAATTCTGGGAATCCTGGCAGTAGCGGTAACTCGGGCACCGCCGGTAACGGTGGCTCTCGAGGTAACGGAGGATCCGCTGGTTTTGGTGGTGGAGGCGGTGGTGAAAACGCCAGAGGCTCACGAAGCGGGGGTAACTTTAGCGGAAACACGAATAATTTTGGAAGTGGGGGTGCCGCAGGAAACCCACGAAACTCTTCTGCAAATGTCGCAAACGGTGAAGCGGGTGGAAGAGGAGGTTTCGGAAACCCCGGCACGGGCGGTAATTCCGGCTCAAGCGGTAATACAGGCAGTAACGGCAGCAATGGAAGTGGAGCAACTAGCGGTAACAGCGGTAATTCCGGCGCAAATGGAAGTGCAGGAAGTGCTGGTGCCGATGGTACTTTTAACGCTGGCGGCGCGGGTGGCTCGGGGAATGCTGGCGGTTTAGGAAATCCAGGTTCCGCTGGAACCACAAACAACACTAATGTGAGACTGACTGTTGCACAGGAGGCGATTGCCGTGACAGTTCCGTCTAATGGTCAAGCAGTAATTACATGGGGGAGGCAGTAAAAATTGTTTTTTAATAAGGAGGAACCGAAAGTCTTGTTTCGCACGGAGCCGGACTTACTAGACTTTATTCCACAACCTATTCCAGCAAGATCGGTAATACCAGAATGGTTTAAAAAGCTTGATTCTTTTTACAATCATGAAGAAACAAAGGTAAAACAGCGCACAATAAAAAGATGCCCTCCTGTTTTGGATGCGATGGTATCGGGTTGGCTGATACCTACGGTAGCAGAGATAAACATAGTAGTTTCAAATAACGGTGAAGGGGTGTCGTGGTACACAGAATTTGACAGATCTGTTATTGAACCTCATTCAAATGAACAGATAAAAGGGCATCCTGATCTGCCAAAGCCGCCTTTGAAGTTTATAAACTACTGGCATATGCAAACTCCACCCGGTTGGTCAACTTTGTTTACGCCGCTTTTGAATAGGGAGCAGGAGTTCTTCACACCCATGTCGGGTATTGTTGAAACAGATAAACATGAAGCGAATGTTAACTTTCCATCTTTCGTGACAAAAGAGGACGGCTCTTATATAATTCCTCCAGGGACACCAATCGTACAGGCAATCCCCTTTAAAAGAGGCTTTGATAAAAAGCCTGAAATAAGGGCATTTTCGAACGATGAATTACTGAGACGAAATTTAAATCAACGTCGTCATGCAGCAATCCCAAGCACTTATCGGGATACTCAGTGGGAACGGAAATGAGCACATACAAGATTATAGATTATGTTAGACGGGTAAAAACCTATGTGGTTGTTTTTTCTCATGGTGGGACAGAGCACAAATTAGAAGTGCCCGTCCATCTTAATACAGACGGAACTATCCATATTGAGCATACCAAGAACAAGATTTCTCGTTGGATTATTGACTACAAAGCAGAGCTCGAAGCAACCATTCCTGAAAACTCTGGTTCAATTATTGGGTCTACGTTTGAAGTCAACGAGAATCCAGGCACTGTAATTCGAGAGGCTCAAGAGGCGGAGGAACTTTAATGCCACATCCAATCTACGAGGGAGATCAGTCTTTCGTTTGGGATCAAATAGAAAACATCGAAAACGAGCTTCTTGTGTCTAAAGTGGTTTCTACAACTGAAGTCATGCATCACAGCCGTCCCGTAGAAGATTTTCCTGTGATTGTCCCATGGATGGAAGTCTGCAAACACCCGGACAACCCGTTTATGGCGAAAGATTATGCTTGTCACATAATGACTCATGGCAGTTGTGACTTTCAGTTCACATGGGGTAAAGACAACCCTATCCCAGAAGAGTACACAAAAAACTATGCGGCTTATCTGAAGACCATTGCTCCAGAAGAAGAAAACACTCTTGAGGCAGATTTTACTGAGGATGGCGGCTACATACGCATGTACGCAGAAGCTAACGGCAACGTTGAAGAATACTCACCGTTTAGACCTGATTGGACGCTTTTAGCTGATGTAAGGTTAAACTTACACAAAAAGTCTTCGTTAATTTGTGTTCTGAAACTAGAGTCAGAAAAAACGTGGGACATTTTGTACAGAGACGCACAAGCTGGAGACACAATCCCGTTAAAACCCATTGGTACAAAAACTTATTTTATTTTTGGTAATCCTGTGCAGAAAGAAGGCACTACACTTGAAGCCTTCAAACCATATAAGTGCAGTAGATCTTTAGAAATAACATGCCCAGAGTTTACAAAGATAGTTCGCGTACACCGTCAGTAGCGTTCTTCAAGGCTTTTGTATCGTTTGTTCGATTTCGATTTGCTAGTTATCGCAAGGACAAAGACGGGCATTTCAAACACGCTCTTGATTTACTGGAACATCTGAGCGGTAGCTATCCATATCGAACGTATCTGCGCTTAAAATCAGCGAACTTCGGTGATGCTGTGCTGAAGCCTGAGAGCAGTCTCCCTGTCCTTTTGTCGAATACCCAAAAGTTAAAAGCCCTACCTAGAAATACTTTGGGAAGACTGTATTACGAACTAAACGAAGGCAGAGAAGACATATTCACAACGCTGGCCTCTCATATGTACATAGAAAAATACACAGAAGAATACGCTCGTTTCTTACGACGAAACTTTTCTGTGCACGACATGGTTCATATTGTTATGGGCTTTGACCGGAGCTCTTTTGGTGAAGCTAATGTGGGTGTTGCTTTATCTCACGGAGGATCTTCTCCTCATTGGAAGAACCTATTCTTAATGCCCTTGGTATTTTCAAAGATATTCGAGGGCAAATGGAAGTTCTTTCGTTTGTCTTGGAGGATTATTTTTCATGAAACTCCTGAAAGATGCAGAGCCATAGACAACTGGGACTTGATTTACTGGGAAGATATGCTTGATAAGGACATACATAAGATACGGCAAGACCTAAAAATACCAGAACCTGTTTTGTATAACCCGAAACTGTTTTTTATTAAGGAAGATTTAGTTAATCAATAGGAGGGCATATGTTTCGGTTGGAGAGTCCGGGATATTGGTTGTTTGAAAAAATGTTGCCTGAAAAAGTTTGTGATGCAATCACAGAAGTAGGAGAATCATTGTTATCCGAGATAGGGCAGATAGACAATGACGACATAAAACCAGAGTTTAGAAACTCCTCTATCTCTTGGATTGATCCTACGTCCTGGATTGCTGGGCTTTGCACTCATTTTTTCAACACTGCTAACGTTAACAGCAACTGGAATATCGCTCTTGACCACACTGAATCACCTCAGTTTACAGAGTATCAACCAGGGCAGTTTTATGCTTTTCACACAGACTCACAGGTGACCTGTAAAGAGGATGGATTACAGCGAAAACTGTCGTTATCTATTCAATTAACTGACAAAACAGAGTATGAGGGCGGTGTTTTACGTTTTAAAAACTTCGGCGAAGAAGAAATTCACACAGAACCCGCGTTTGAGCACAAGGGTTCCGTGATTGTTTTCCCGTCACATGTACGACATGAGGTGACAGAAGTAACTAAAGGAAAGCGTAAATCTTTAGTTGCTTGGTGTCGCGGTCCTGAGTGGCGATAATAAAATAAATGTGATACGAATATCGTATGGCATTTGGTGGTAGATCATATTCTAGAGCAGGATTCTCGTCCCTTGGTGTAAGCCCTAACGTATCAGTTACTCTGACAGGGTTTGCTGCCACTACGACGCTGGGTAGCATTGAGGTTTTAACAGACGCTACTCTAATTCCTAGTGGTGTTTCTGGAACTACCTCTCTAGGAACGGTTAGTTTTAAGTCAAATGTAACGAATATTCCTACCGGTCAGGAATTGTCAGGAAGTCTTGGCAGTGTTACAGTGACCGAGGGTACGGGTGTCACCGTAACCCTAACAGGGGTCGCAGGAACCTCTGCTTTAGGAACTGCAATTGCTGGGGTTAAAGTAACTGTTACGCCCACAGGAGTTGCAGCGACCACTTCAGTAGGCACTATAACATACCGTGTTATCTACAGTATTACGGGTGTCTCTGCCACAACCGCTATTTCTGGCGCAAATGTTTGGACACTTGTTATCGTAGGAGATGATGAGACGTATTCTAATATCAATGAGGGGACGACACAGACATGGGATGATGTAGGAACAGGTTCCTCGCAAACATGGAGTGATCGACTAAACTAATGCCTTCTACATATACAAATCTTGGAATTGAAAAAATTGGAACCGGTGAGCAGTCTGGTGTTTGGGGTGCAACTACAAACACTAACCTCGACATGCTCGATGATGCAATCGCCGGTATAGCAACAGTTGCTCTGACTAGTAGCCCACAGGATCTATCCTTATCAGATGGCGCAACAAGTGATGCTGGTAAGTTTATTGTTAAGTTTACTTCGTCTTTGAGCAGTTCCGTCACTGTAAATATCACACCAACAGACACTAAAAAAGTATACGTCTTTCAGAACTCGACTACCCACGATGTAGTAATCAACCAGGGTAGCGGAAGTGGAACAACCGTAACGATTTCCACAAACACCTTTAAAATGGTTTATTGCGATGGTGCCGGCACAAACGCCAATGTCGTTGAAGTTGTTCTGGGTCAACCGGGTGGTTTTACTTGGCAAGCAGTTGTAACCAGCAACACAACGATGGTTAATGGCAGAGGGTATTTTGTTGATACTCAAAGCGGTGCGGTCACCATGACGCTACCAGCCAACCCCAATTTGGGAGAAGTTGTTCGTGTAATAGATCTCGGAAGTGCATCTACGAACGCAATCACGATAGGTAGAAACAGTCAGAAAATCATGGGAAGTGCGGCGGATATGACTATAGATACAGCGAATGCCGCACTTGGGTTAGTTTTCACGGATAGTACTTTTGGCTGGCGTTTGTTGGAGGTCTAGCAGATGTCAAACTATTTTGATTTGAAAGCTACTGCTGTACGAGGAAGCGGGGGATATTTTTCCGTAGGCACTATCATACCTTGGACATCTACTTCTTTAACAGGGTTTCTCGTATGTAATGGGGATGAACAGGCTAGAGCTACTTATCCTCAATTAGCCGCTATCTTAAATGATAAATACGGCACAGCTAGTGACAACGTTACTAATTTTAAGCTGCCGAATCTTCAACAAAGAGTCATGGTAGGACAACAAGGAAACGGCAGTTATGTAATTGGCGGAACTGGTGGAGCGAATACTGATACACCTAGTATTACCTTTGGAAGTGCGACAGTAAATGTTGCTGTGCCGAACAATCTTAACGTATCTCTTAATAACAGCAATGTGACCCTTCCGTCTCACAGTCATCATGTGTTTACTACACAAGAAGCAAATATAGGTAATACTAAAGTAACGGCGAACACTCAGTCGGCTGTTGTGCGTGGTGTTCTTGGCGATTCTTCGCAAGACCATAAATACAGAATTGCTCCATCAAACTTATCGGCAACCATAGGTAAAACTTCTACCGAGGGATCCGGCAACGGTGCTCACAACCATACTGGAAATGTTGGTGGCACTTTAAGCGGCTCTTTTAATCAGCAAAACCTCTCTGCAGCTTCAGATGCGGTTGATGTCATTCAACCGTATCAGACTGTTACTTTTTTGATAAAGCACGACTAAGCCATGAAGTATTTCATAAACACAGAAAGTAGAATGTTAGGTAGCCAAGACACTACTTTTTGGATGTTGCCGGATACTTTTCAGGAGGGGCTGGATAAAAACTTTGCTCTTGTCTACGACACTTGCCTTAGTACTTTTCGTGATGATTTACACACTATCGAATATGATGACGAAACAAATACAATTATTGAAATAGATCAGGACGGGGAAAACTTTGTTAGCACTGTGGAGGAAACTCCTGAGATGCAAAAGCTCGTCGATCTTTTCAATAAGGTTAAAGAACAAAAACAAGAATTAGACGAAGCTGTTCCAGAAACAGTGCCGGATACAGATTTAGGAGGGGAGGAGTAGATGACAAACTATAGCACACTAAAATCCACAGGAGCTCCTGGGTTCCCTCCCGGATTTATTATTCCTTGGGGTCAGAACTCTATACCCGCTGGCTTCTTGCTCTGTAATGGTGACCCTAAAAATCGTGCCGATTTCCCTGATTTGTTCGCTGCTATTGGAACCACATATGGTGAGCCGTCGGGCACAGAATTTAATTTACCCAACCTCGATGGTAAATCGCTTTTGTTTCAAGCCTCGGGCAACAACACGCCTGGTTCTGGTAACGTCGGGACTACAGCGGGTAATGCAAACGTAAATGTAGATCCGACTAATCATGTGACGCTCACAAACAACCAAACTGCCACAGGTGCTATTGTGGTTTCGGGGAATGTAGCAAATCACACTCTTACCGAGTCCGAGCTTCCATCTCTTACAGGGGATGCTCTTTTCTTAAATAGAGGTGGAGGCGCACAAAACCATAACATCGTCGCTAATACAAACGGCATCTTTTCTACTTCATCAGGAAGTGCTGGCAATAATATTGGTTGGCAGGGCGAAGGTGGTAATCAGTCAACAAAACTAAGGATTAGTTTTGGAGGTGGGGGTGCTCACGACCACGAAAACAACATACAAGTAAATTCTCAGACAGTAAATCTATCGGACGCGGCTAACACGGTTGTGTTAGGTCACAACGCCTTCAGTGTTCTGTCTCCATCTACAAGACTCAGAGCAGTCATTAAGACGTAAGGATTGCCATGCCGTTACAAAAGCTACAGTTCAAACCCGGTATCAACAGAGAAACCACTCGGTACATGAACGAGGGCGGCTGGTACAATTGTGACAAGATACGGTTTCGTTTTGGTGTTCCCGAAAAAATAAATGGTTGGCAAAGATATTCTGGCATTCAGTTCTTGGGTATATGCCGAAAGCTACATAACTGGATTGCTCTTGATCAATCAAACTATGTTGCGCTTGGTACGCACTTGAAGCTGTATGTAGAGGAAGGCTCTCAGTATTACGACATTACCCCTGTACGAAGAACGCAAACACTAAGTTCAGGAGCCCTTGCTTCAACCAGCGGAAGCACAACCATAACTGTAACGGATGCTAGCCATGGGGCTGTGACAAACGATTTCGTTACATTTACGAATGCAACTACCTTTGCTGGAATACCCGACACTGATTTGAACAAAGAACACCAACTTACTGTTGTAGATGGCGGCACATATACAATCACTGTAGAGACTGCTGCAAATGCTACCACAACAGGTGGCGGCACACCGGTAGCAGCGTATCAAATCAATACAGGTCTAGATACGATTGTGTCAGGAACTGGTTGGGGTGCTGGCAACTGGGGTGGAACAACTCCTGCCGACCCAGCGACAACATTGAACGGTGCTCTTAATTTTGGTTCTGACGGCACAGCTAGTGGTATAGCGACTACACTCGACGGGGCTGTCGCGGCGGGGTCACAGTTAGCTCCCGGAAGCAATATCCCTCTTACTGATGCCAGTGGGTTTCCAACAGCAGGAAACGCTATAATCGATGACAAAGAAGTAATTATCTACACAGGCAAAAGCGGTAATACTTTAACGGGTATCACTCGTGGCATAAACGGTACACAAGCTATTGCACATGCCGATGATGCGTCTGTTAAAGCAAGGGTTGTCGGCACTTTGAACGGTGCTCTTCTTGCTGATACTAACGGCACAGGTGGTTCAGGAAGTGCGATTACGCTTACTGATGCAACTGCTTTCCCAAGTTCGGGTTCTATCACTATTGGCAGTGAGATTATTACATACACAGGTAAAAGCAGTAACAACTTAACTGGCATCACTCGTGGTGTGAGTGGTTCAACAGCAGCAGCGCACAGTGATGGTTCGGCTGTTCGTGGTTCTTCTATTGTGCTTACAGATGCAAGTGACTTTCCGGCTGCGTCTTTTCCTGTTGGTAAGTTTGCTGTAATTAACGAAACAGAAGTTATTCAATATTTTGGAAAAAGCGGCAACAGTTTAATAGGTATTGTTCGTGGGCGCGACGGCACTTCGCCGACCACCGCTACTGGTATAGGAGTACCTCATGCTACTGGTGTGCCTGTTCGTGGCGCAGACGAGATTACCGGGTGGGGTGACGCGGCATCACTAGCAGCGACCTCGGGCACCGAAGCTCGGATCTGGTCACTCGACAACTTTGGGGAAGATCTGATTGCAAATGTTAGAGACGGTGCGCTTTTCTACTGGAACAAGTCAGATGGGTTGTCTGCTAGAGCCACAACGTTAGCAGCTTCTGACCCTTCTAATGCGTCTCAGGTTCCTACCGTGGCTAGACAAGTAATGGTTTCAGACAGAAGCCGTCACTGCATTGCATTTGCCTGTAACGCGCAAGGGCAAACAGCGCAAGATCCGCTGTTGATTAGGTTTTCAAAGTCAGAGAACGCGGTTAATTGGGATATTCTGGCGGCGGGAACGGATGCTGGTGACTTGATTATCGGATCTGGTTCTAAATTCGTTACAGCTATTGAAACCAAACGTGAGATCCTGGTGTGGACAGATGTGAGCTTGCACTCCATGCAGTTCATTGGTGCGCCAAATACTTTTGGTCTAATTCAAATTGCTTCCGGTTTGAGCATTATCGGACCGAATGCTGTTACAGCGGTGAACGACCAAGTCTTCTGGATGGGTGAGAATCAGTTCTATGTTTACGATGGTAGAACGCAACAGATTCCCTGCACTGTTCGAGACTATGTGTTTGACGACATTAACCAGGACCAGCGGGAACTTGTTACAGCGGGGCTGAACTCAGCATATTACGAGGTTTTCTGGTTCTATCCGTCAAAGAACGCAACAGAAGTCGATAAATATGTAGTGTTCAACTACTCCGAACAGGTTTGGTATTTCGGCACCTTGGCTAGAACAGCCTGGATCGATGCTGAAATCCGTTCGTATCCTGTAGCCGCATCTCCAGATCGATATCTATACAACCATGAAATCGGCAATGATGATGGTTCGACATCTCCTGCCACGGCTATCCAAGCTTTTATCGAAAGCAGTCCGTTGAGTATGGAAGGTGGCGATCAGTTCCAGTTAATACGAAGGATTATACCTGACATTACGTTTGATGGATCAGAACAGGCAACACCAACAGCTAAGTTTACACTGCAAGGTTATGATAAACCGGGTCAGTCAGGACAGGGTTCAGTGAATGGCACCGTTACAAAAGAAGCTAGCGAAACCGTCGAAAAATACACTGATGAATTGTTTTTAAGGCTTCGTGGCAGAGCTTTTTCTGTTAAGATAGAAAACACAGGAACTGGAACACAATGGCGTTTAGGTATACCTAGAGTAGATGTAAGACCGGATGGGAGAAGATAATGCCTCAGAGAGAACTTGTCCCACCCGTTATATCAAACGCTCCGCCCGAATATGATCAGGCGTATGTTTCAGATCTCGCAAGAGCGTTGACCCTTTTGATTGATCAGGTCAACACAGATGGTCAGCTTCGCGCTACCACTGCCGTACTTACAGCATTACCAACTAGCGCAACGGGCTTGGAAACGGGGTCGTTGTACAACGATTCTGGGACGATAAAGATAGTCACATGATGAACGCAGCGAACGCAGGATTTGTAGGCAGAATGATCGAGGAACTCGGGCCTCAAAGTGTGTCTGAAATACCGCCTGAAGGCTCAAAAGGCATTCAGGGACTGATCCGACAAGTTATGTTGAAAGCAAATCAACAGAACCCAGGAAGTTTTACTTTTTCACAACCTGAAGAAAAAATAAGAAATATGGTGAACAATGTCGGGAATCGGATTTTCGACCGAGCTGCACCTCAAGCTCCAGCGCAACCGTATCAAGGTCAGCCTATGAAGTTTGCGGCTCCACCACCGCAGATGGCTCAAGTAGAAACGCCTATGTTTTCTCCAGCCACGCCGCGTATGGGTGGTGTTCCTTCTTTGGGTGGTCGGCAAGATATTGCAGAAAAGCTGGCTAACATGGGTCAGTACGATGATGACGAGATTGCTCACGTTGCCGAGGGAGAGGTAATCGTTCCAGCACCAATCATGAAATACTATCCCGAGATCAAGGAACAGGTGTTCCAAGCCATACGGGAAGAAGGACTTGATCCGAATGAGTTTGTTGTTGGTGACGAAGTGGTGGCGCGCAACCCATACACCGGTATGCAAGAGTTTGGCTGGCTCTCCAAAACATGGAAGAAAATTAAGAAGGTTGTTAAGAAAGCCGCCCCGATTATTCTTGCTGCTACCGGACTTTATTTTGCTGCTCCGCTTATAGGAGGCACAACATTTGCCGCATCGGGTGCTGGTTTAGGAGCCAAGGCAGCGGCTATCGGTAAAACAATAATGTCGGGTGCCCTTGCATCACCGGGGCTTGCTGGGGGGATTGCCGGTACTGCTTTTGGTTTGGGAAAGGGTAAAAACCTCAAAGACTCTTTGAAGCTAGGTTTGAAGGCAGGAGCAGTAACAGGCACTTTAGGCAATGTATTTGGCACAAAAGGAATCGCAAGCCTAACAGGTGACCAAGCTCTTATAGACTCAGCTAAACCAGGACTGTTTAGCAGTGCGGGTAAAGTTGCGGGTGACAAAGTTGCTGAAGAGGTTATTGAAGAGGGCGCAGAGGATATTGTTGAAGATCAGGTTGAAAAAAACATTTTCCAAAAAGCGGCTGGATCAATTACTAAAGGTTTCGAAAAAGATGCTATCGGAACCACAACAAACCTTGCCGCACTTGGCATGATAGGCACTGGGCTCCTGACCAGCCCAGAAGAGATGCCAGTGGGAGAAGAGTATGAGTACGAGCCAACTCGAGAAGGCATACCGATGGCGGGTCTATACTATGATCCAGCTACCGGAACTTACTCAAACACACCACCAACAATCAACGTGATCCAAGGACCGATACGTCGTGTGAATGCAGGAGGTGCAGTCGCGGGTCCTGGAACTGGGACCTCGGATAGTATTCCTGCCATGTTGTCAGATGGTGAGTTCGTAATGACGGCGAAAGCTGTTCGTGGTATGGGTGGAGGTAGCAGAGAGAAAGGGGCGGCTAAGATGTACCAGTTGATGAACCGTCTTGAAGGAAGGGCATAATGTCTACACAAACAACAATTCAAGAGGTTCGACTTCAACCGTATCAGGAAGAGATGCAGAAGGATATCTATGCCTCTGCTGAAAAAATCCTTAATCAACCTCGACCTACCGTAGATTACGAAACCTTTCTTGCAGAACGTGACCCCCTTCTTATTGAGGCAGAAAAATTAGGTCAAGAAGGCATTGGCGCATATCAGGGACTGCTTGATGATGCTTCAGCCCAGACAGCACTAGCCGCTGACTATGCTCGACAGCAAGCAGAAATGGCAAGGCAAGCAGGAGGACAGTTCGATCCTAGTGGTATCGGACGTTTCATGAATCCATTTGAACAGTTAGTTCTTGATCCTGCCCTAGAAAGAATACGCGAACAGCAATTACAGTCCGAAAATTTAGCGAAACAAGCTGCAATACAACAAGGCGCATTTGGTGGTACCCGTTCTGCGCTAGCCCAACAAGCTGCGGCTCGTGACTTTGAAAAGCAACGTCAGGAAACAATCGGTAATCTCAAGTATCAAGGATTCCAAACTGCAGCAGGAATGGCGCAACAAGCCTTCGAAGACGAGAAACGTCGTCAACTTGGAATTGCAGAGTTGCTTGGACAAACAGGAACGCAAATGGGTCAGGCTGGTGTCATGTATTCAAATCTTGCACAGCAAGCTCAAGATCAAGGTCTACAAGATGTAGCCACTCTACAGCAACTTGGACGCGACAAGATGGCATATGATCAATCAGTGCTGGATGCTCAACTGAAAACTGAAATGGAAAGAGTCCAAGAACCATATGGTCGCCTTGGTTTTGTTTCTGATATCTTTGCCGGACAACCGACGACACCTACAACATATACAACTTCTCCAGCGCAAGGCGGAGGAGGCGACAGACGGTCGGCGTTGCTAGGAACAGGCATCGCGCTCCTCGGTGCTGGTCGTGCATTTGGTAATCCCTTTGCGTATACGGGAACAAATTAATGATTAAAGGTAGCAACAGACGTATGTTTCGTAAGCCCGGTAGGGCTCGTCAGGCGATTGGTATTCTAGCTTCTTCGAAAGAGTTGATGGACGCGGCACAAGCTGGTCAGGAAATGCCCACGGAACCAGTTCAGTATTTCAATGGTGGCGGCGGAGTAAACAGCATATACAGCGAACTAGACTTATACGGAGGCGTTGCTCCTGGTTTTGAAAAGGTGGGCGAGGGAGATGACGCAACGATACAACCGATTGGTGGATTAGAGGGTTCTCTTGCAAGACTGTACGGTATGCGAGATCCTTTACGAGTACGCTCAGAGTCAGGGTTTGATCTCTTAGAGCTCGGTGCTCGAATCGCTGCGGGTCAGAGTGACTCAACAACACAGAACATTGCTAATGCATTGATCCCCACGATTGACAAAATCGGCAAGCGCAGAGAGAAAAATTTAGCGACAGATCTTGCTGTTGCACAGATGAAAGATAAAAAACAAGCTGAACAGGATGCTTTAGATGCTCAGTTGATGAATCGAAGACTAAAAGCAAATTTACCACACGATGATTCTCTTAGAGTAATTGGTGCAAGCGTAACTTCTTCGGGGCTTATTAATTACAAAGGAAAAGGTTATTCTGATTTGACTGCCTTGCTCAGTTCGGAAGAGTTAGATCCAAAAGACAAAGAGAAATTCCTTGCTGAATCCGTAAAATCAAAAGGCGATGTTTCAGAACGTTATGCACAAAGAACGTTAGATGTTGAGGGCACATCCGCAGAAGAGTTTCTTGCTTATGCTTTGGCGGAAAATCAACCAAAGAGCGAGCTTGAGTACAGAGAGTACGTTAAGAACGTTGAGGCAGGAATGAACTCACGAGGCTTTAGGAAAATCAAAAGGAAGGGATCCAATCAAGTTGTTTTTGTTAACACCCGAACCATGGAGGTTTTCACTCCTCGCGGTGTAGCTCTTCACATAAGTGACCCAAAAAAAGCCAAGGTAGTGTTAGAAGCAACCATTAAAAAATTCGGCCTACCAATTGAGAATTGATAAAAATCCATGGAAGAATTTGAAATAGATGTGGATTTTGACTTTGAGGGAGAAGAAAGTCCTGACCAGGATTTTTTCACGTTCTCTCAAGTAGGAGATATTGGCAAGGGCATTGGATCTGGGATCCTTGGTATTCCAGAAGGTATTGTTGCACTTCCCCTTATGGCTTCCGACTACTTTTTTGATACCAACAGTCTTGAGTACAACGATCGGTTTTTTCAATACATCAGAGATGTAACTGGGCTTGATCCAGAGACTGAAGCTGGTGAAGTAGCAGAACTACTCTCTACTTTTGTGACCGCATCTATACCTGTAATTGGCTGGGCATCAACAGCCGGAAAAGCAGGACAAGCAGTAAGAGCAGGAACGGAGATAATTCCTGCGGCTACAAAATTGTTTAGAGGCGCACAGACCTTTGGAGCATCAAAAACAGGACAGATAATTCTAGCTCCAACATACGGAGCTAGATCACAAAGCGCGATTGTTCGAGCCGGAGGAAGGGCTGTTGGGCGTTTTCAAACAGGTGCCGCAACAAGTGTTGCCGCTGGACTATCGGATGCAATTGTTGCCCCCGGTGGCACATCAACACTAGCAGATCACTTTGATATTTTGCCTGAAGGTCTACGAACTGAGGACGACACAGGACTTGTAGGTAGAGAAAGAGCCGCCGCTCGATTTAGAAACAAGTTCAGAATAGGCACAGAGTCAGCGGCTGCAGGCATTCTTATAGGCGATGTAGCGATACCGGCTGCCGGTGCTTTTCTTGCCGGCACTGGCAAAGTGGCTGGTGGAGCAAGTCAAGTAGTCAGAGATTTACCCGTTCCTACAACCGGGGGCCAGCGTCTTGGCGATGTTGTGTCAAATGGCTACGATATTCTGGGACAGAAATTTGCTAGTACAACCGTTGGCGAGATAGCCGATAAAACAGGGAAGGTATTTAATCGATACTTCACAAGTGATCGTGGTCTAGAGTCAGGGGTCATGTCTCGTATTGATGATGTGACAGGGAATATAAAAGCCACCGAAAAACTAGCGTTGAAAAACCTAAACGCGTTTCACAAAGAGGCTGTTAAATATCTCAAAGAACTCAATCGTATGGGTAGAGGCGGCAAAGAAACGATACAAACCACATATGATGACTTGATAAATTATCTCGAAGGAAACACAGAAGCCCTAATCAAGTACAGAAAGAACCCAGAAAAAGTTTCAAATATAGAAAAAATTGCAGAGCGCATGGCTAGTGAAAGAAACAAACTTTCACAAGGTTTCATGGACGATTTACAGAAACGTTTTGACGCTGGAGAGTTTGGGGCAGGAACAAAAGCTGAAGAAGAGTTCCTCCGACTTAGAAGAAATTTTAGAGAAAACGAAAACAAATATCTGCGTAGAATGTTTGCTCGGACAATCGGGCGCAACGAAGCTGAATTAGAAGACATTGTAAGAAACTTTGCGGATCTTGAAAAAAGAGGTGCGCTACCGAAGAAAATCAAGGTCGCCATCAATGAAGTAATGCTAGCTATGGCGAAGATAAAAGCGTATCGAGAGCAGTTCGGCATAACTCAACGAGCAAATGGCACATATGACATCTCTGACAATGAGCCTCTTCTCAGAGAAGCGGCAGACTATGTGCTAACCAACATTCGCCGACGAGTAGAAAACACACCCGGGATAACAATTGAAGACGCTACGAACGTTCTGCCAGAGGGTGCAGAAGGTGCAAAAGGTTTTAGAGAGTTCTTTAGACGCAGCCTGACAACGATAGAACCAAAGTTTAAAGTATCAGAAGATGTTTTGAAGGCTAGATCACGGATCTTGGACGACCCAGGCACTGTTGTTTTACGCGAGTTAATGGGAGAAATGAAAGAGGGACAGGGTGCGGCTGTACTACGATATACAGACACCATGTCAAATCTTGCTCGTATCGGAGAAACAAACAGACTGTACATGGATCTCCTTAACAATAAGGAGCTCACAGCAACTGCGGAAGAAGTAATAAGCGGAGCAAAACCAAATCCTTTAATTATGAATCCCGCACAAATGGATCTGCTTGATGCTCGAGCGGCTGCTGGAGAACTTACTGGAGACGCGCTAGCTAGGTATCAAAAAGTTAAGAGAGATCTTGTTCCTCTCGGCGGGAAAACAGATACAGTTTTTGGCGGGAACTATGGTGCTCTTAGCGGCACTCTTGCTCGGAATGAACTGGTGGACGCATTACAAATAAAACCATACGACAGAACCGCTCTTGGTATGTTGATGGGAACAGGGGTCGCGTTAAAGTCTTTCTTGCAACAGGCTGTTGTTACTTATAACCCTGTTGCCCTTGCAAGAAACTTAATTGGGGGTGGTTTCTATTTAACAGCAAACGGTCTTTTGCCGCGAGGCGGTGACTTGATGGATGCCTTTAATTTAACAATAGGCAAGACAGGAAACATTCCAACAGAAGCGGCAACAGATTTGTTTGAAAAAGCACGGCGGTTGCGTATTGTTGATGAGTCTGTTCGAGCCGGTGAGATTGCAGAGACGATGACCGGGACGGTTGCACAAGCAGAGAAAAGCCCAACCACAAGCCCGTTACAGATTTTTGCTAGGAACTTGCGTGAAAACCTAGACAAGATTATTCCCACAGAGGTTACGGATAAAGTAGCTAAAGGTGCCAAAGCTGCTGCAAAATCTCCGTATACTGTTCCTCAAAAGATACAACAGTTCGCGGATAGTTTTTATAAGGTAGCTGCCTGGGTTGGCGAAAGAGCAAGATATGATGCCGCTTTGAGAGCTAGTTTACTTGATGCCTTGCCCCAAGGAACAGGCAACGCAACCAGTGCTGTTTCGTATAAACTCTGGGACGACCTTGCGGATGAATTTGTTAAACAAGGCGTAGCCACGAGAAAAACAAATGGTTTTGGAGATGACTTCTTTGATGTTTGGACAGGCGACTTAGTCACACGCACACAGCCCTCCTACTACAAGATATCCGATATCGGTAGAGGAATCATCAGAACTCCCGTGCTTGGTACGTTTGCTGGCTTTATGTCTGAAGTTATCCGTAATGCTGCGAACACTTTTGGTCAGGCCGCAAAAGAAATGAATTTCAGAGCTACTCCTGAGATGATTAATATTATGGGTAATCAAGTTATTCGTTTGAAAGGTCTTGAAGCACAAGCCGCTGCAAACCCACAACTTGTACAAGAGTTGGGAGAAAAAGCTGCTAATGGTCTTGCTCGTCAAATGAATGCAATCGGCACAAAGAGAATGGCTGGTTTGGGTTTCACAACTTTTGGTACTACCGCCACAGCCTCCGCTATCTCCGCCGCCGCTCTAGGACTAACAGATAAAGAAAAAGAGGGCATGGACAATAGTGCTTCAAGAGGTTTTTACGAAGGACAACGATTTATTTATCTGACCAAGCCTGTAGACGGAAAGTTTGAAGCGTTGCCTGTTGGATATTTTATTCCAAATGATGTTATTGGAAGTGCTGTAAACGCGGCGTTACAAGACTACGCTCGAGGAAAAAAGGTAAACGAGGAAAGCATAATTGGTTCTACGATAGAAGGCTTCGGAACATTACTACGCCCCTTCACAGACGAGTCTTTGCTTTTTGAAAGAATTATGGATGTCACTGGTCGAAACGGCAGAACAAAAACAGGGGCTGTGATTTATCGTTCGCAACCAGGTGAGATGCAAGCAGACGACTTCGGAGAAATCGTAGGCAAAAGTGTACTACACTTGTTGGGTGCTGTTACACCAGTTGCTACAGACTACTTCTATGAGCTTGATCCTACTGACCCAGAGTTTGTTAAAAAAGGTCGTGTGTTAAAAGGATTGCAAGGAGAGCTTACTAAGTCTGGTCAATTCGTTAATCTAGCCGCCGAAGCCACTGCCATGACCACCGGTTTGCGCGGCATTAAAATTGATAACGTGAGATCACTTCAATATTCTTCACGAGAGTTTGCACGAGTAAACACCGCTGGACCGGGGGGTGAACTTAATGCAGAACTAAGAACAGAAGATGTGACTCCCAGAAAAGCAATCATACAGTGGTACGACACTCAACAAGAAAGTTTTAGAACACAGCAACAACTATATCTTAACGCTAAGAACGCAGAAAACACCAACGTCACGGATGGCAAAATCATGCAAACGTTACGAGATAATGGTGTGTCAAAACAGATAGCGGGAACTATCTTAGATGATCAGTTTTCTTTTAAGATAGTCGGTAATCGTTTGGTGGAAAATTTAGCCAACGAAATAGCAGAGGATCCTGGCAAACAAGCATTCTATGCCAACCTAGAAAATATTCCTTTTGAACAACGTGATCAATTCACGCTTGGTGAATTTCAAGACATGGTCAGCATTCTTAATTCAAAGTCTTCTGACTTTTATGGGCAGATTCCTTTGACACAACCGTTCCCACCCATAGAAGCATTCTTTTCAGAAGAAGAGCTTGGTCCATCTCTTTTCCGTAGAGCCCTTGGTATATTGCCTGGTGTCAGTGAAGGTCAGCCTAGCTCTCTTTTTCGAACAACAGATGAGTTTCAGTTTGATGATTTTAATATCGATGACTTTGATGTCGATGACTTTGAAATAGATATGGATGATTTTGAAATAGATATGGATGATTTGTCACAAAACACCCCTTCAGGATCGTCTCTCTCGTCGCCTGAAGCATCGATTGCCTCGGCTCCTGTACCTTCTGTGCAAGCTGGAGAGCGTGTATCACCGGGACTTTTAGGAGACAATCCTGTTGAAATAGCTCGGAACATGGAGCTAGCAGAAAGGACTCGCCGTGGCTGAACAAGATTGGTCGCAGTTTCAAAATTTCTCAATAGAAGAGTTTCGTTGTCAGCATACTGGGGAGGACGGTATGGATTTGAACTTTGTCGCAAAGGTGCAAAAACTTCGCACTGAATACGGCACAGGTCTTACAATCAGCAGCGGATACAGAAGCCCCGAACACCCCATCGAAGCAAGGAAGCCAAATGGGCCAGGAGCTCATGCAACTGGTCGCGCTTGTGATATCAGGATATATGGCGAAGATGCGCTTGATCTCCTGCACTTGGCTCTCGAATCTGGGGACTTCACCGGTATCGGAATACAACAGGCAGGAAGTTTCAACCGTAGGTTTATCCATCTGGATGACCTAGACAACGAACGCCGCCCCACGATCTGGTCTTATTGAGTAGCGTCTGCCTGGCCGGGCGCGGCGGGGCGTAACCCTCCTTAACGCCTCGCCGCAACCCTTCCCTAAGTGCTTTCTCCTGCTCCAAAGAAACACGCAAAAGTAAAACGATATGTCGGACAAGCGTGACTAGGAGGTCGGATACTATGTTGTACTTCTGTGTGTAGCCAGAGCACACGACCCGGAACAAACGAAATAGCTCGAGAGGCTTCCTCTCCAACATCGTCAAAGATCAATGTTTCTCCCGCATATTCAGGTAACCACCTTGGGTTTACATAATAAATTAAACTGTCTTCGTGTAAGTGTGAGTGACTACACATGATGTTTGATGGTTCCACAAGATTTACTAGAGGCTTTACTGGCTTTCTTCCCGCAATCAGTTCTTGCAACCGAGGAGATCTAATTCTTTGGAAGAACTCAAAGTTCTTTACGTCTTCTTCAGAGTAATCGCTGTACAACATCCTACGCTGCCCAACCACATCCGCGACATGATCTCCGTCATGCCAACCTATTTTGTACAAGCTTTGCCGAGCAAACTCGTAGAAGAAAAGAATGTCTGACCGTATAAACGCGTCATCTATAATCTCGTACTTCAATCCACTTGCCCCCAGTTATCCGCAACTGCACAGTCCACCTTGAACGGAACCTTGGCATCGACACAGTTCTCCATGATCTGAGATATCTCAGCAATCTGCTTCTCATCTGGATTTCCTGATTCATCTGCATCGATGCTGAAACATAGTTCATCGTGCACCTGTAACATGGGGCGATACCCAGCGTTGTAACAATCAAGCATAGCTTTCTTTGTCTGGTCGGCACTCGAACCTTGGATCAATCGGTTCAATGCTTTGTATGTAAACGCACGTTTGATTGATGTCCTGCCATGTTCTCGGACTGCTTCCTCCAAAGGCAACGGTTTGTGTATGCCAAATGTCTTGGGCTCCCAAAGCGGGAAGCGGCACTTCCTACCTAGAATTGTTCTAATTTGCCCATTCTCAGACGCATGATTAGACACCATCGTTGCCAATCCTCGAACGAAGGGAACCTTCTCGTGGTATTCATTGAGCAGTTCTTTTGCGTCTTCGACTGTCGTATCAAGGACACCAGCCATCTTATTCACGCCCATGCCATACATGATGCCCAGGTTTACTGTCTTGGCATCCTTCCGAGAGATACCAGCCATGTCAGCCACCATCTGATGGAAGTCAGCATCATCGTTTTGGTATTGCTCAACCACCTCGTCGATGGATGGGTGACGATGCACACCGCTGATTGAAGCACAGTAGTGCGCTAACCAACGTGGCTCCTGTGACGCGTAGTCAAAGCTACCCCACTTCTCTCCTTCTTCCGGCAGAAATAGTCCTCGAATGATAGACTTGATCTGTGGATCTCGGGCTGGAATTTGTTGGAGGTTTGGATTAGATGAGGAGAAGCGACCAGTAACGGTGCCACCGTCATCAGACCGAAGAGGATGGAACTCGGCATGAATGCGTCCTTTGTGAGTAAACTTCAAAATATTGGTAATGAACGTAGTATTTGCTTTGTTGAGTTCGCGCAAGCGAACAATATTCTGTGCCATTGGATGGTGGTGAGAGGCCAGGAATTGTTTCGTAAAAGAAGGCGCGTCCGACTTCTCTGTCCTTGGGTATGACAGATCAAGCTTATCGAATACTTTAGAGATAGACATCGCATTCCAAGGCTCTACGTCTAACCCGGTTTCCTTCTTTATCTCTCCGAGTATCTCTTTCTCTCGCGCTTCAAGAGCGGCTTGCGCTTTCAAAGAGCCCTCTTCATCTACACGAACGCCGTTCCACCGCATGTCTAAGAGCATGGGTGTTAGGGCTGTTTCAAGTTCAAAAATACTGCTGACTTCTTCACGCACCAGGTCGGGTTGCATACGATCCCACAACCTTTTGGTAACTGCCGCATCCTGCTCTGCATACTGACCAACAAACCTAGCCGGTAGCTTCCACATCTCTGATTTTGCGTCTACGCCATAATCCGCTGCGGCAAGTTTCAAAAGTTTTTCGTTCTTGCGCTCTTGTAAGTAGTCAAACGCCAGCGAGTTCAGGTTGTACCAGCGACGATTCTCGTCAAGCATAGCCGCCGCAACCATGGTGTCGTACACCGAACCACGGACTTCAATCCCTGCCCAGCGTAGCCATCCAAGATCGTATTGTGCATTGTGCATGACCTTCGGCACATCACACTCCATCATCTCCTTGATGTAGCCGTGTACTGCCTTCTCAGGCATGTTGCCGCCAACTTCGTGACGCACCGGGTAGTACCCACAGAAGTCGTTGAACGCCACAGCGTAGCCAATGATGTAGCCGTCATCCCGCGCCCAACCTGGTCCTAGTGTCATAAGATTGGGATCTCGTGTCTCGAGGTCGATGGATATAACCGTTGCGTCTTTGTAGTGATCGGGAAAGGAACTGGGTGGTGTCCAATCCTGATCCAAAGCAATCGATGCTACTTCACGGATATCCTCTTCTGGAATCTCCCTTGGCTGTAGCTTCCATTCGGTGTCTTTTTCTGTGAAAGATAATTGCTTGCCCTTCATCCCGTACACTCTCCTTCGTCTGCCTGACATAAGTAAGACTCTTCGTTAAAAATCCAATCTTGTTGCCGGTCAACAAAATCAACAAACGTTTTCATGTTGCGCCGTTTGTGAAATGTGCTGCCGACATTCTGCTCAAGATCGATCCACCATTGCGCTCGTTCAGGGTGTTCCCTTGCCATAGCCGCAAGATTTGCTTCGCTTTTGAGAAAACAAAAGTCACAGTTACTGTTCGGTGTATTGCCCTTCACGTTCAACAACCCAAGATCAAACGGTTGTTTCTTCCAAAAGTCAGAGATCGTTTGCTTGGTTACGTTAGCCAGAACCAGCGGATACCAGAAAACCCACCTGTCTTTGGATTCTTTTCTACACCTGTGCTGTTCGTCGTGACGGATGCCGACAGCAGAAGACCACTGTTTCCACTCAAGCTCGTTGACCAGATATCGCTTCATTGTTCGAACCTTGAGCTCCTCCGTGCAGAACCGGGTCA